GGTTCACATACTGTAAATAATTCTTTTTCTTTGTTATAATATTTTGGATCAACATCTGCTCCTCCAGTAAACATTATTAAAGAAAAATTCTTATTAGCTATTGATTCTAATAATTGTGAATTAATTTTATATGGGTATATTGTAGCAACATCGTAAAGATTTTTGCCTGCATAATTATTTAAATCCATTAAAAAGGATTTATATAGCGAATCGCCTAATAGTAGTAATCTCTTCATGTTTTTTTATAAGTGCATCGTATAATTCTGGAAGAAACTTTTTTCCTTCTTTACTTCCAAAACCTTTGGTTGTTTTAAAAAAATCTTCAAGTTCTTTTGATGGATTATCAATTTCTATATTAATAGTTTCTTCTTCTGTATAAGAAGAAACTTCCCTGTTTCTATTAAGAAATTTTTCTGTAAATTCTTTTGCAGTATAGATTATAGGAATACTAAACTGTATTTTGGGTTTCCCATAGCGACTAATTAAATATACTCCTTCTCTTCTTATAGGAGAATGTCCTCCACCAAAAACTGGACTAAAGTAAGCCTCATAACTATATGCTAGTTGGTAAGCCTTAAAATAACTCAAATTTTTATTCTTTTTCAAAAGCCTACGCATATAAAAAGGAATTATACTATAATAAGTTTCAAATAATAATCTAGCTATAGAAGAAAAAAAGATTTTATCTGATTTTTTAATTATATCTCCCTTTTTATAATTTTTATTTATAATTACTAGTGTTGTAATTCCTCCTTTTTCTTTGCGGAAATAAAATTTTGAATTAAATTCTGCAAATAACTTTGAAACAATTTCTATATTTTGAGGGGATATAAATTTAAAAGAAACTATAGAATTGTAATGGCTATAAGTTCGATAGGTACAATATATTGGTTTTTCTGTTCCATAACAATCATAAGCATGAATCTCTAATATTCTACCTTGATATCCTGCAGCAGCTTCAGTATTAATATAATGATAAAAACAACTTTCTTCAGCAATCGTTCTCTTTTCTTCTGTAGCTCTCCAATAAGAATAGCTTACTCTAGCAGTATCATTTACTAATAATTCGTGCAGCATTCTCGGTATTATTGCCTTCATTTTGCCTCTCTTTTTGATTAATAATGAATTTAAATAATCTTTGTGAGAATAAGTCATCTAATTCTTCTGGATGCCATTGTACGGCTGCAATTGGAAAAAGTTTGTGTATAAAGGCTTCTACTATCTCCTCGTAAGGATAATGTACTATTAAGGGTATAAGATCTTCAGAAAGTTCTTCCTTAAAAATAGCTTGATGATGAATACTGTTTGTTTCTTTTGGTACAGCCTTTAATAATTCTTCTGTAGGAATATTATCTTCTAACGCTTTAACCTCATGAACTTCTTCAGAACGATCATATTGATCATTAAGCCCATGATAGTTAGTATTAATATGTTGAGTAATAGTACCTCCAAAAATAACATTAAGACTTTGAAATCCTCTACAAATTCCAAAAATTGGAATTCCTTTCTTTATACATTTAGGAATAAACTCTAAATCGAAATATTCTTTATACAAACAAGGTTTTCCCGTAAAAGGTTCAGGCAACTGTCCATATCTTTGAGGATTTACATCTGGACCTCCAGGCATAATAACTGCATCATAATCCAATGGATTAAATTCTATATTATCTGTAGGTAACAGAATTTTAGGATTTCCAAATTTTGCTATAAATCTAAGATAAGGTAATGTAACACCAAGAGAATCCTCACTGGTTCTCCAAGCAGGAATTGCAATATTTAATTCTTTCATAAATTGGCTGTAATATAAGTCGAAGATGTAAATGTAGTAGAATAATTAAGCTTATGAGCTTCCTTATATATATTGTCCATAGAATAAAATGAATCTCCTTTGAATAATGTAAAATCTTCTGGAATCATTTCTTTTCCTTTTTTCACATTAAAAACGAACTGATTTATTATTTCTTTTATAGCAAAAAACGGAAATTTTTTATTTGTATAAGCATTATACTTAAAAATAAGAGGTATTATATGGTCTATAATATCTCTTAACCCACTTTCCCGATGAACTATATCAGTAAATCCTGTTAATCCAAATTCATCTACAATAAAATTATCTTGTAAATTGTGAAGAATACTAATAAAAGAAGATTGGGGTTTATAATAATATACTTTTTTATGTATATCAGGACAAAATATAGTATGAAGTTCTCCTTTAGAAACAAATATATGTAATAATTCGTGTAATACCATTATTCTATTAGAAGAATCTAATGATGATACATAATCTTTAAAGGTTAATTGTAAATTTGTATGCGAAAAAGGTCTAAACTGTGATATTTCCAGAATATATTCTCTAGGAAAAGCATATTTTACTATATTATATAATACTCTGTCTATAGCTAATATACTTGGAGTATAGCCCTCTCTACGAATTGTATTCGTAATTTTAATTTTATTATCTGATAAATGCTTAAAAGTTATTTCTAATAATTCTTTGTACTTTAAATATTTAACAGCCTCAATAACAGCTAAATGAGCATCTTCTACAGTAAATGGTAATTTTATTTTAGAATAATTTTCTATTAATTGTGATGTAATGGTTTTTCCTGTAAATATGGTACCTATTTTTGGATTAAAAGTGGGATTGTTTACGAAAATTTCTCTATTTTGATATTGAATAAAATTTTCTTTTACTGTTGGATTACTAAAAAACTTATTTCTTGAAGAAAAATATTTTGCAAAAAAAGTTTCTGGCTTATATGGAAATACAAAATATTCAAAATTTGTAGAATATACACCATCAACAGAATTTGAAATAGAATTTTCAAAAGTCATATAATCCCTTAAATGAGAAAAGGCTTCTTCAAAAGAAATTACTTCCTTAAGTCTACCAAAAGATATATTTCTTAAGGCTGCAGATACAAATAAAAAATATCTAAACTCTTCACAACCATTAAACAAATTATAAGTATCTAAATTGCTTCTTTTTACAATTAAGTTTCCTTTAAGATCAATAGGTTTCATTAAATAATAAATTTTTAAGCATTTCTATTGCTGTGTTTTTATTGATAAATTTAATAATATCAGAATAATCTGTTATAGGAAATTTCTTATGTTTTGGAATTATTAGACCTCTAATATTATAAGCCTCTAAATATTTATTGCTTAAAGTTTTCCCAGTCTGGTCGTTATCAAATAAAGTTACTACATTCTTAAATCGTGTCTTATATTCATCAATTACTTTGTCTTTTATTAAGACTGTTTCAGATTGAATGGCTACAGAAGGAATTTTAGAATTCTCAACTATAGCCATTACATCTTTTAATGATTTTGTGATAATTAAAAAATCTCCCACTCCCGGAAGTTGGTTATATCCAGAATGAACAGTAGAATCATGAGAACTTATAAATTTCATTTCCCTTGAATAGGGTTGATAAATTTTATAAGTAATATAATCTTTATTTTCATAATACCCATAGGCATATCTATCAGCTTTGATTATTTTTTCATGACCTCTTGATAGATTTTCTATGAAAATATATTCTACCGGAATAACGTTATAGTGCTCAAGCGTTTGCAATGATACTCCATAACTAGACCAAAACATTAAGTCATATTCGACCCAGTTTCTAGACTTGATTCTTATCCTCTTAATATCATGGCGTTTAATTGCAGTCAAGTGCTCCTTGGCTGTCCGACTGTTGAATCTTTTTCTGCCTTGAATATTATACCCAGAGTAAAACTTGTCATCTAAACTGAAGGTATAGGTAATGTCCTGTAAGATTTGGTCAAAGGTTAATCCTGGAAATTTTAACTTCAGAAAGGTAAATACGTCTCCAGTGATTCCTTCCTTGAAATCTTTAAAGAAAATTTTATTAGCTTTTTTGTTGTAGAAAAAAGAAAAGGAGGGATGTTCGTCCCTCCTTAATGGGCTATTAATAACCTTTCCTACCTCAAAATTAGATATATATGCTCGATATATATCATAGTCGCTAACATACTTTAAAATTTCATCAGGAGTAGGAGATTTTAGTTCACTATTAAAATAATCACTAGATAAGTCAATCACTAGAAAGGAAGACCATCCTTCTCTTCACCACCACTGGTAGGATCAGAGTTAGGAGTATCAAATCCAGATAAATCTGCAGGTTCCTCTGTGCTTGTTGTTACAGATTCTGTAGCAAATTCCTGTACAGTTTCCTCTTCGTTATCAGCCTCTGGTCTTTCCATAAGATAATCTCCTGTAAATACAATACGAGATTCTGCTACAGGAACAGACATAGGTTCAATAAAGGGTACATAAGGCTTAACTCTAAGATAAGCACTGGGACGAGTCCCTGTACCATAAGTTACACCTACTCGGAATTTTTTGTCCTCAGAAACACTAGAAAGCTTTTGCATACACTTGTCAAGCATTTCTTTTGTGTTTTTGAATTGAGGAATTTCTACTTCTTCACCAAAAGCAGCATGTAGCAAATGCTTAAGACCTGCACCTTGGTATTTAAGATGTGTCTTAAATTTTTCATGTTTCTCATCAAGATAATAATAACCTTCATTTACTTCTCCACCATTTTCATATACATAATATACTTTCCAATCTGGGGATCTTGAAGTATCATTAGCCTCCTTCTTTTCTACACGAAGAGATACATTTTCAGCTCTACCTGCTTTTCCTCCATTAAAAATAGTAATGTCGCCAGTATCAAAACTACTGTCGTTTAAATCAATAAATTCGCTCATACTAATTAAAATTTATAAATTTCTTTCCAACTTACCTTAACTCCGTCATCTGTTTTTTCAGAGACTTTTATAGTTTTACCTTCTAAATGTGGTGATCTACATCCTGCAGTTACATCTTCACTAGGTTCAAAATTAAGAAATCCTTCTGGCCCCTTTCTATAAAAATATGCTATCGCATCAGATTGAGCACTGAGTAATCCTTTAATTTTACCAGTAAGATCAATTTCCTTAGATGTAAATTCTTCACCTTCTTTTTCAATAAGATTATCTTTCAAATGACCAATGAGAACAACATTCTCAGCCCATGTTTGAATTTCATCAATTACTGCAAAGAAAGCTTTACGAAGATAATAATAACCAGCTCCTTTAGGAAGAATTTTAACATCTTTACCTGTCCAATTCTTTCCCATCGGTGTTTGTTTATATAATTGTGCTGCATAAGGAAGCACTAAATCTTCTAACTTAGTTACAGTATCAATTACCACATATTTATAAGGCTTACCGTATTCTTTAATTTTAACTCCAACTTCTCTTAATTTGTTTAAACTATCTACTTGTACAACAGAGCCACTAATAAAATCAGCACCTCCTGGTTCTAATTCAATTAATAAAGAATGATCTAATTGAGATACAATTGTAGTTTTACCTGTCTTTGGTTTACCAAATAATAAAAATAATTTTGGATTTAAATTTTCTGCCTTTTTATCAGGGAAAGGCAGACCCGTCTTCACATTTGTCATCAGCACAAACCTTTTTTGTTAATATATTCATAAACTTGTTTTAAACCATCTTCATTTGTCGCTTTAGGAAGTTCTTTAAAGTTTCCAGTTTTTCCTTCCATAATAAATGAGATGTTTACACTTGTCTCAGTATTTCTACTTGCTAATACATGAGCACTACGATAGCTTTTACCTAAAACAGTAAGATCATATCCTAAATGTCTATCCAAATGAGGATATACTGTAGGATTAAATGGAGCTATCACTAGTGATGCATCTTCAGCAAGATTACCTGAGTTTTTAAAGTCCTCTAACGAGGGTTGTAATTGTTCTCCTGAAAATTTAAGTCTTTCAATTTTTCCTAAGTCTCGATTAAACTGTGATACTGCTATTGGTGTAAAATTACATATATTTCGAAAGAATACGAAATGTTCAGACATTCTATCAATATTTTCTTTGACAGAATAGCCCTTCTCTCTTCGCATAAGTCCTACATGATCCATAACTATTATTGTAAACAGATCAGGATCATTCTCTTTATAATCAATAATCTTCTGATGAATATTTCCTTCAGAATCTTTATATTTACCAAATATAAATTGACCATTATCTTCAGCATATTTAAATAAATATCTTCTGACTCCTTCTGGATTTATTTTATCAGCGAAAAAATCAATTTTACCTTTACGTATCAAATTACCTACATCGTCGTACTCACCAAATAAATCAACCAACTCATTGTTGTAGA